AACGTGTATCTATGTGTAATGCGTGTTGTTTATCCTGAAAGCCTTAATTTATTGGCTATTTCATCGAGACCTTCCACCAAATATCTGTATCTTTTCCTCTTTACATCACATTCTCCGATAGCCTCATGCTCCACAGCCACGCTAAAAACCACCTCACATTGCCCTTGTGTCATACATTCCAGCACCTCTTCCAATCGTTCCTTCGCCCTGAGACTTGCCTCTTGCTGAGACTCTGCATCCATGCTTGAACCTCTGACACTTGTATCCAAAATATTCCTTTGCCCACTTCTTTGCCAATATGCCAGATACCTTTTCTCAAAAACCTTACACGCTTCGAACTGTGCCGGAGTGAGCTTCTCTCTGTGATACGCTCTGTGATAGGGCGTACTCTCCTGATTGACGTACACTTTGCTCTCGCCCTTAGTGACACGCCTTTGCTCATACCATCCATGCTGCAACACAAAACTATTTGGCTTTTCCACTTTTCCTCTCTCTCATCGCAATCCCTTTGGCAATGCCCCCATATCCGATAATGTCAGAATGGCTATCGATGTGATAAGGCGTTTTCATAAGCCTCGCCACTTTGACCAATATCATCAGTATCGGAACATCAACAGCCTCAACCTTATCCTTGCCTTTGAGATACACATTGAACAACTCAGCTATATCTCTCATATTAGCCAGAGGCTCACCATAATTCTTTCCTCTCTCCGATATCAACTTCCCCACTTCGCTAATCAAAGACCCATAATCTACATTCATTTCTCTTTCTCCTTCAATTTATCGAGGAGGAACCAAATCCCCCTCTGTACCTCCTCATCCTCGTTATATCCCCCTAAAGGGGGATATTATCGAGGAGGAAGAAATATAGGTGCTTTTCATGTTGAGGATTTCCTACGTTTTGATGAGGATTGATGAGGAATTAACCCTTCCTTCTTCATCTTCCGCAACCTCTCCAAAGTCTCAGGTTTCAGCACTCTCAACTGCTGCATCCTCTCATCTTTTGATATAGGTTTGAGCCTAAATCTGTCCTCCAAATCGTCCTTAGTCATGCTCTACTCCTCTCAAATAAATCCACTTGTGTTTCCCTTACTGTCCATTGCAGAGGCGATTGAATAGCATCAATACGTCTTGCCATTCTCTCAGGGCATATCTCTGCTCCTTTGTTCTTAAAATTACGAGCCACATTTGTGCTGTCAGCACTTGCAAAAGGGTACTTATCCCCACAAAGAGACAACCCTCTCATCATATGCACCCAGCATCTATGCCCTCGCTTTGTGAGTTCATTCCATGCCTCATCAGCCCTTCTGCACCAACTCTCACTACCAACTTGCCAATATGCCCCACTAGAGCCAAAACAAAACCTTTCATAGCCATCTGCCATCTCCAGCAACCAATCAATACTCAAACTCATATGCCACACAGGAGCTACCAAATGCCTCGCCAAATGCCCAAATTGTTTTATGAGTCTCTTCTGCTCTTCAACACTTCCATCGATAACATCAGGAATTACTGCCCAGTTTGGGGGATACAGATAGGGCTCTAGCCATTCCTCATACGCCCTAAAGTCAATCTCTTTGCCCTTTGTGAACGCACTAAACGCACCATTATCAAGCATCACAGATTGACCATGCTTGACACACCACTCAATATTTCTTGGCTCTTCAAAAGAAACGCAGAAATGTTTACCCACCATTTTATTTAGTTCGTCTTGCGGTGTAAGTGGTGTGCCATGATAGTGTATCACTTCAATTTCCACCATATAATCAATGCTGCAACCATCTTCGCTATGGTCATTAGAAGAAAGCCTACTGGACTAAAGAACCCTAATATCAATAGAAATATGGCACTATCGACAGGCGTTCCAATAGCAGAACTTAGCAATATCCTATCTCTCAGTGGTCTTTTAGTGTAGGTATATACACCCCAATCCACCATTTCTGATATAGCAAAAGCCACAACACTAGCCAGAGCTACAAATGGGTCTGCCATTAGATAACTCAACGCAGCCCCTACAGCCATTGCTATGAGAACCTTATGCCCAATTTCCTTCTGGGCGTAATCCCTTAATATAAATATTGCGCCTACAAGAAGAGACATAGGTGGAAACATCTCTCCCAATAAAGGTATAGGCGCAATATATACAAACCCAATATTGACTAAAACGATTGATACTACATAACTAATTGTAAATTTATAATTCATAAACTTAACTCCATTTGATTATCATCATAAACAGGCTGGGCTTTGGATGAATTGTAGTAGTCCAGGTATTCTTCCCATGTCTTATGCCTGTAATATTGCCGGACTACATACCTCTGAAATTGCTTTAAATCGCGTCTTTGCTGTAATGGATCGTAAACCATTGGATAGGGGAGAACGCCTACATCAACCATCTTGTTAAATCTGTACCAGATACGTTCCCAAGTCTCTCTTCTGTCGTATCCTATGAGCATATATGCCATAATGTTTTGTGGCTTGATGCCATACTTCATAAGCAGATTTACCCCTTTGAAGAACCGCCCCTCATCGCCAATATTATCCCATGCCGTATAAACACGTTTTTGTGTAAATGAGTCATCTCTAAAATCCAACACCGCTAGATTTTCAGCCACAACCTCATCAATTAGCCTGATATTGATACCCTGATTGAAGCATACCTTAAAACCTCCCTCAGTTATTTCCTTTACTCTTGCTTTCCAGCTTTCCTCTGGCTGTCCAAAGAAATCATTATCGAGAAGGTGCAGCTTCTTTGGATACCCTTCACCACGCCATATATCATAAACACTGTTGACCTCATGGTTTTTACCTTCCTTTGTAGGCACAACACAGAACTTACACTTTAGACGGCATCCTCTTTGCGTAAATCCCAAGCTAAACTGATAATCAGGATAGAAGCTGTAATCCAATTCATTACTATCCCCAATATACTCTTCAATCTTTAGCTGCCAGTTATCCGTTCCAGTACCTCCAATGATTGCGTCTGGATAGTTCTGTTTAAGTTTATTGATACGATTGAGGCTGAATTGAAAGATAGCAGAAGCCATTACCATGTCATATTTAGGCTCAAACAATGTAGGATTAACAGAGCGAGTGAAATGCACATGATGCCCCTGATTTTTGAAATAGGCACTTAACTTCATTAGAGCTAAATTGGGCAACTTGCCATCTATCTGTACGAGTTTAATATTCATTCCTCTAAAATATTCTTCCCCTGACAGTAGAATTTCGTCATCCTTCCCTGTCTTCCATCATGGTCTTCATACACCTCCACAACTCCAGTCCATACCCACTCCTTCAAAATCGTACTTGCCTTACTCCTAGCCAACCGATCACTATCCTTGATATCCAACTCCAACACTTCAATAATGATCTTTCCAGCCCAATTCTCAGCCCTAGGACTATGCTTTGGTCTCTCACTCTCAATCCGTCTTTGTATCCTTCTGCCCAACTCCACAGACATTCCACTAAAAGCATCAGGAAATTCCCACTTCTCCAGAACCGCACAACTATCCCCATTATCCAGAGCATGAGACTTCTTCTCAAACCACATTGCCTTATCCATAGGTCTCGCCAGATTGCTCTTCCCCACCTCAACTCTGAAGTGATTGACATGGCTCTCTAGCCCAGCCTTATCCGCTTCTTCCTTCGTCATAGGAGACAGCACCCTAGCACTACGCACTGCTGCTATAAGAGAAGACCCACCCCTTGCACTCTCAACAGTTGTGTCTAACCCATTCCCCTTACGAGTATGATGCACCAACTCAATAGATATCCCACAGCTATCAGCCAAATCCGATAGCCTCTTCGCCAATGTCCTGAATACTTCATTAGTCTCTCCACTTGTAGTCATATTAGCCAATGGGTCTGCACAGAATACGTCAATGCCTTTATCCTTACAGAAGTCCTCTAGGAGCTTAAAACTCCCCTCGTTAATCTCTCCCTCAAATCCTTCACTCAACAGCAAGTCATAATCCCTACCACTGGCTATATACAGATGATCTACCAACTCCTCTTGCGGTACCCCAAAATGCTCACACGTTGCCACACATCTCCGTACAAT